CTATTCCCCTTTAATTAATGGTAGAATATAAATATAATAATTACAGGAGGAAAAAAATGACTATCATTAATAATGAACGCTTATGGTTTGGAATAGGTACTGAGCTGTTGCTCGGAATAGCTTTTATTTTTATTTTATATTTTATATTTACTAGTGGGAAAATTAGGAAAGATTATCTCTCAAAAAAATCTTTTAGCAAGTCGTCGCTTTGGATATCTTTAATATTGCTTATTATTTCAATGTTTTTTGTTTATTTTGGAATGATTAGCAATGCAATAATTAAATTTTAATAGACCAAAAGACTAGTGTACATTTTGCACTAGTCTTTTTTTACAGATGTTTCACCTTGTTCATAACTTTTTGATTTCTTTCTGCTGTATGTTCTAATTCAAGGAATCTTTTTCTATCTCTCATAACCGTTGCTATTTCAATTATATCTTCAATAGTCGCTTCAGTATTAATAAACTTTTTGATTTCCTTCAAATTACGTTTTCCTTTATGTTTTTTTAGCACACATACTTCCTCCTTATTTTTGATTATATGGTGGAAAGTCCAAAAATTCGATTACGCTCATGTCTAAAGCCTGACATATTTTGTAAAGCATATCCACTTTAGGAACACTTTTTCTTATAAACATATTACTCAAGGTTGACTGCCTAATGCCACTAACATCTGCAAGTCTGTTTACTGTCATGTTTTTTTCTCTCAGTAAACCGTACAGCCTATCAATTATTATTTCATTATGATTCATTGGTCTACCTCACATAAGAGTATTTATGTAGTTAATTAGCTACATATAATTATTTTAAAGTAGTTAACCAAATATTGTTAACCAAAAATGGTTGATTATCAACCCAAACTGGTTTATACTTTAATTAACCAATTATGGTTAACGAATAAGGAAGCTGTCAAATCATGTCAGTAAATAAAAATTCCTAATTTGCTAAGTAAATAATTTAATTATTTAAATAAAAATAGAATGGAGAATGTCAATGTTTGTCAGTACAGGTAAATTTATTTTTGAGAAGTTAGAGGAACGTGTAAGTAAAGGTGGGAATCCTTTTAGACTAGTGCATTTGATTGATACGGAAAACTATCAACGCTTAGAATTTTTTGCTGATAATGATGTGAAAGTCACTTGTAACGAAGGTCAACCATGCAAAGTTGTGTTAATTGCACAAAAAATGGGCTATAGCACAAGCATGAACTGCTTAACTGTGTCACCTGCATAATGTATGGAAAATGAGAGTAAAGAGGTTAACGCTGAATTAAAACAGGAAATCAGCGACTTAAAAGGGTTATACGTAAAAGAATTAGAAAGACAAGCCAACGAACGTGAATCAAACGCTGCTATCGAACTTGAACGGACTGAGAAAACCGAAAAAGAACAAGAAGAAAGCATAAAAATTGAAAATGAGCGTTGGGATAAAATGTACCAATTGATTGAGAACCAATCTCCAAATGAAGAAATGCTAAAAAATGAAGAGAACTTTCGAAACGACATTTTAAAAGCTCTTAACGATTTGAACACAGATGATAGTCAAATGAATACATTAAAAAATATTGATACTAAGTTGGGTGTGCTAGTTAAAAATTTAGATGAAGAAACAAAACAAGAAGAAGTGAGTTATTTTACAAACGTAAGTATTTTAGCTTTTTTATACTTTTTCATTCCTGCTTTTTTGGCTTATAAAGGGCTCTCTAAATTATTTGATAGCGCATTTGCTTAATATAAAAAAACATACAATAAAAGGAGGATGTCAATGTTTACTGCAGATATGTTTGACCCTGTTGTTACTGCAATTACGGCAGTTGTGCCGATTGGTATTGGTGTAGGGGCTTCAATCCTTGCTGTGACTTGGGTTGGTAAAAAAGGATTTACTTTCATCAAATCTATGATGAATAAAGGCTAGTTTTATGCAATAAATAAAATTAATAAGTTTAATTTTCCTTTGAGGGCTAGGCGAAAGCCTAGTTCTTTTTATTTTTTCGGAAAGGGGTAACGCAATGATAAATATAAAAAAAATAAGTAAGTGGGTCGGTATAGTTTTTTTATTTCTAATTTCGGCACTGCTAGTAATTATGTTTATGCCGATAGTCTCCCTAATCATGATTTATTTGGAGGAATTGACTTCGCTGTTTCTGAGACTAGCGATAGTGGCGATAGTTCTGAAAATATCATGGACATTGATACAGATAGCGATAGGCAAGAAGAAAGTGACAGTTCCGAAATCATTCAAGACAGTGGCGAAGAAAGTTCTCCGTTTGACATAAGTCAATTTGGTTATACTGAACCTTCTGATGAAGGGATTAAAAAAAGATTTTGGCTTTTTGATTCTTCCTTATTTACAGATGTACCCGAACATGTTGGTGAAGACGGATATGTAAAACAGAAATTGACTCGTGGTGTTTGGGGAAATACTTTTTTTGCTCAGACTACATGGGGGAGTGGTGAGTTTTATGATTATATTGGACCTGCTTTCAACGGTTGGAGATACAACTATACGCTTGACTGGCGTAGCCGTATAGATTTACTCACGAATGCCACCAAAAACAGTGTATGGGCTACAAATAGCCGAATTGATGATACAAATTATGCTGTTGATAGAGTAAATAGTGCACTGGGGACTCATACGACAAATATCAACAATGCGTTTAAAAGGATTGCTACTTTAGAAACTGGTCAAACAAGTTTAAATGACTATATTGGACGTGTCGATACTGCTCGTGTAAGTAACTACAACACATTAAATACAAAAATAAATAATAATTATAGTACGTTGAGTACTAGGATAAGTGATAATTATGCGACGCTTTGGAATCGCACAGTTACTTTGTTCAATAATGATGCAATTCTTGATTCGAATATTACTGAGGTTGATAATCGAGTGACTAGTTTATCGAATTACATTGGTACTGGACTTGGTGATCTTAATAGTTCTAACAATGTAATTAAGAATCTTGTGACAATTATTAGGGATAAGATTTTATCAATTGCTAGCGATAGTGGTGTTATTGTCAATCTGTTAACGATTGTTAGAGATAAGATTTTAACTTTGACGTCTGATATAGCGGTAACTAAAAACCTCACAACTATTATTCGTGATAAAACGCTTACAATAGATAGTAATTTGGGTAAGCTAACTGCCACAAATACAGATGGAAAAATGATTCTTTGGGATAAACTCGATAATCATTATGCCGAACTTAAAAACTTAGGGAGCTTACTTGGACAAACAAAAAATTTAGTTAGTATCATACGTGATAAAAATATTATTTTTGAAACGGCACTGAAAAATGTAAATAGTAATCTAAGTTTGATTAATGGCAGTATTACTGCTCAAACATTGTCCAATGTTGCGGATACTGTTCTTGTCACTAATGCGCTTGGTGAGATTACTAATGGTATATCAGCTATATCTGGTCAGTTAGACGCTTTTATGGATAGTAATGATAAATTATGGAGTTCTACAGATTACAATGCAACTGTTGTAGACGGTGACAGTTCAGCCGTAAAACTTTTTAAATATCAGTTTGCTATTTTGAAAAATACTATTGTTGATACGCTAAATGCGAATCAAAAAAATACGCAATTTTTATTTGATAAGTATTTCGGGCTAGAACCTGGAAGTGCGATATACGCTCTCAGATATACGATAGTTGATGGATACACACAAACCAATGAATTGCTACAACACATTTTTGACGGGCTTAATTTACTTGCTATAGGACAAAATACTACGAATGGCTGGCTTGAGTTATTTTTTCAAGGCATAGTAGATTTGAAAAATACTGGAGCTGTTATTACGCAATGGTTAAATCAAATCTATGAGAAACAAATTATAGTGCCTTCAATGCCCTTTGATTTTGATAGGCTTCAAGAAATGTTAGATGGGCTTAATTTTGGAAATATTGTAAATGAAGCTGGTACAAATATGTGGGATTTTCTTAAAAGTTTAGTTGATAATCTAGGGAATATAATTAGTACGGGTCTTACTGAATTAGGCTCTACGGCTAGAAAAATCTTAGATTTTTTAGACAGTTTGATTGATGATATTATCCGCTTAATTGTTCCCGAAAATTTAGATTTTCTTGATAAGGGGTTCGATTCTATTAAAGCAAAATTTGACGTTAAATTTGACGGAATTCTTAACGTTGGTGGGCAGATTAAAGATATTTTTACACCTACAGAAAGTGATTTTTTTAGCGCTATTTCTTTTAGTTTTATGGGTGCCAGCTTTGTTCCTGATAAAAGTGTAGCTGATATGTTTGTACCAAAATTTCGGACGGCTTTCGCAGTGCTGATTTGGCTTTATGTTGCTTGGTTTGTTTATCGGAAATTGACCGGACAGGGGGACATTATTAATGATAATTGAGTTGCTCTTTCAGTTAATTATCGGATTGATTAACCTGCTGGTTTCGATTATTCCCGATATTTCATTAACGATAGATTTACCCGATACCAGTTGGTTTTCTGAAATGCTTGGATTGGCAGATTATTTTTTCCCAGTTACTACTTTAATAATGGCGATAGGCGTTATCGTAGCTGTTCAAAATGCTCAATTTTTTATAAAGATATTTACATTTATAATCAAACGAATACCGTTTATTGGGTAAAAAGCGCACAAAATGCAGACAGTCTTTAGGCTGTCAGGCATTTTTGTACTTTTCCCATTATCGGTTCGTTTAATTTAATGAAAAAAGGTTATGCAAAGGAGAGGCTTTTAACCTATGAAATTCTATCAGTTTATTAAGTATAAGGTGAAAGATGTCAAACATTATAGACAATTAAGAAAACAGGGGATAAAACCTTTTAAAGACTTTGGGCTTACTCTCTTTACTGGTCGTCAAGGAGCTGGTAAAACTATGTCATTGGTTTACGAAGCCGAGCGTTATCGTGCCGAATTTCCCGATTTATATATATGCAGTAACTTCGGCTACGTTTATCAAGATGAGCCTATGAAATCTCTTGCTGATATTCCCAACGCCGTTTTAAAGGCGAATGCTTTAAATAAGATTGGCGTGCTGATTCTTTGGGACGAGATACAAAATGACTTTGATAGCTTTAGTAAAGTGTCTAAGGACGTTTTAAGGACGGTCACGCAACAGCGTAAACAAAAGATAAAAATACTTGGTACTAGTCAGGTGTTTACTCGAGTTTCTAAAGCGCTTAGAGAACAAACATTTGAAGTGGTGGTTTGTAATACGATTATGGGACGTTACACAAAAGGTAAGTTTTACGATGCTGACGAGTTTAGTCATAATATCGACAAACCTGAGGAAAAGAAACAGTTACATAGACTGCGAACCGTTTCTTTTGTTCAAACAGACGAATTAAGAGAGCTTTATGATTCTTATGCTGTGATTCGTACACTTTCCGAACAAGCTGTACAAGAGAAAAAGAATCCCAATAATGTGGTGGTGATAAATCAATGATGATTGTTTTAAAAGTGGTGCTCTTTTTCGTTGCTTACTATTTCTTTGCGAGAAGTCTTGAGCGCGATTAATGTTTACCGAATTCGATTATTTAAAAGTGCTAAAAGTTGCTACATACGGCATTGAGCGCAACGGTGTAGATAGGTTTTATCAATTATTGTTTGTCGAGATCCCGAACAGTAAAAAACGACTCTGTTTTTCCATTAATCGTCAAGTTGACATACTGCATTTGAAAAAAGGGGATAGGGTACGTATTAAGCTAGATTGGTTTGTGAAAGGTTTTGAAAGTACAGTGCCACAGTTTAAAGTTGTCGCTGTTATTAAGATAGATTAACGTTTATTTGATTAGTAGAGGGGGCTTTCCTCTGCTAATTGAATAAATGTTCCTGCAGGGTCTGCGATTGCACCACGCAGTCGGCTAGAAGCCGAAAGGAATCTCAATATCAAAGTGTTACTCTAAAAATCGATTTTTTGTGTCACACTTTCAAACGTGCAGCACACTTAAAAGAGTAACACTTCTTACTGCAGTAAAACATAAGTGTTACACCATTCAGGAACTTAGGAGGAATGAAAATGGGAGTTGCCGAAGGTAATGAAAGGCGGTTTGTTACGCTACCAGTTGAATACTGGACTTATTTAGAAGAAAAGGCAAAAGCTTCGAAAGATAACTGCAGATGGTATGGTGGTCGCCATACAGTCAGTGAGGAACTGAAAAAAATGGTTAAGGTTGATATGGACATGAAGAAAGCTGGTTTTTTAAATTAATATAACAAAATTTAAAAAGACCCCCACCTACTAACAGGGGGGTCTACAATACACAGTATATAGCCCAACACCTTACTACATATGGGCTAGGGCTTGATTTTAAATAGGAAAAGGACTCTTAAAAATAAATAACATAGGGGTTGTGTTATGAGTAATGTTTCAATCAATACTTCAAAAGTCTCAAATAAATATATCACAATTGACTGGTTAACTGCTAGTTTCTCGCTTGATTATGATGTTCATGAATTTATAACCGAGGTTTTACAAATGGACTATCGTGATTTTATTTTTGAGGTAGGGGGGATAGGTCGCTCTTATCATTACGGGAATACTGCGAAATTTGATAATATACACATTTATTACTCAACAGCTCTAGACGTTGAGAACGGTTCAAATAGTGGATTTGCTGTGAATTTTAACGGTCAAGGTTGCCGACAATATGAAATTTATCGGTGGAATGAAAATAATTGTTGGACTTGGTATGATACGATACGAAACTTATTGAAAATCAGTGGTAATTTTACACGTTTAGATATAGCTTTAGACTTGATTAATTCCAAATATACTTGGCAATTTCTTTTGAAGAAAATTTATGAAAAAACGTTGATTTATAGAGGAAATGTGAAGCGAATTAATAAGATTAATACTAAAACTGGTGAGGATTATAATGCTAGTATTTATATAGGCGATAAGCCCCAACAGTTAAATATCTATGATAAAAAAGGAGAACGCTTTGACCGTGCGAAACAAGAATATGACGTTGATTCATGGACACGTTGGGAGTTACGTTTATCTTCCGATAAAGCTCATTTAGCTGTGTTAGAGCTTGCTGAGGGTCGTGAATTATCAGATTTATTTCAAGGTATCTTGTCTGCACATTATCGCTTTGTGACACTTACAGGTGATAAAAATCGCTCCAGGCGTGAGAATGCTCGTTGGTGGACTGAATTTCTTAATAATGCGTCAGAAACACATCTATATGTATCAAAAGATAAACCTACATTGAAACGTAAAGAAAATTGGCTAGAAAACCATGGACCAGATAAAGCTGAGTTAATGCTTTATTTGAAAGATTATTTTGTTTATGGCTCGAACGCTGCTCATGAAAAATTGCTATCAAGAATACAACTACAAAGACAAAATGTTACTAATACAGACATTCAATTGATTCTACAAGGAATAACTGAAGAATTTGCTGAAAATGGCTCTGTGAGCCGTTATAAAACAAGTCAAGTTGTCAATGAATTACATGAGTTGCTGTATAATGATATTTAGGAGGAATTTTTTTGCTAAAGAAAATATTGAGTTTATTCCGAAAAAGACAAAAACGGACTATTAAACAATGTACTCATTGTATTATGTACTGCGAATCTAGTGAGGATTTATGTACAGATTGTAAACTATATTATGACTATAGTCATAACTGGGATTAGCAACAGACCAAGCTTTTTACAAATCTACTTTGTATAATATATATTA